CCAGATCGGCCCCTATCAGATCGGCCCTTTCCAGATCGGCCCCTGAAAGACAGGCCCCCTCCAGATTGGCCCCTGAAAGACAGGCCCCTGAAAGACAGGCCCCCTCCAGATTGGCCCTCTTGCCCTCTTTTCCATCGGTATTCAGCCATAACGTGTGCTTGGCCAATAGCTCTTTAAGATGTTTTGGTGTCATTGTTCTTTCCTTTCCATTCGTTGAAGGCTTGCCATGCCGCATCCGCACCAAGCGCAATGCACACAAAACAACCAGCGGCTTGTGCCGCGAGTAGTGTGGCAACTTGCTCATTTGATAATTTTGATTTTGTGTGGTCTTGTCTTTTTAATTCGCATACAAACGGAATGCGGCCAAGGATGATAATATCCGCAATGCCTGTTGTCATGCCTTCCGCCTTATCATAAGCGGCCTGTTGCCACGTCCTTGCACGCTCATTATCAACATGAAAAGCAAGAGGAGCAAAGGTGGGGGCTTTGGCGCGCAACCTGTTAAAAAATGTCACCATCTCCAACGTTTCCCTTGGGCAATTTCCGCGAAAAAGTTTATCGCCGAAAACGGCTATTCCATCTGGAAACTTCATTATTCCGGCTCCTCATCTGCTGGATTGTTAAGCGCATAAATATTGTAAAACTGTGTTGCGCTTTCCTTCCGGTATGTCACGGTTTCAGGCTTATCCCCTGTAAGATATGGCGTCACCATATCCAGCTTTTTTAACGCTGTGTAATTGTCTTTCGGGTCTTTAAGAACCCATATGGGGAAGTTCCTGTGTGGTGTAACAATATCAATCCGGTATGTTTCATTACCTGATCTGCTGATACTTTCTGTGACCGTCCAATCCAGCACCTGATCGCATTGTGTCCGTGTCGGATCGCGCTTCAGGGCTTTGTATTCAATCCGCAGCTTTTCGTTTGGATCGACAATTTCCCCCTTACATTCCGCGCAATATCGCGCCGCAATGTCGTTTTCAGCATCGCAATGTGGACATTTCTTAAACGTCCACCGATAACTGCATTGTACAAATTGCCCCCGCACCATCGTATATGACGTGCAGCGCCGTCCGTAATGCGCCGGAATATACCCGTAATCGGACGTTACTCTTTTCCCGTCAAGATCAACAAAATATCCGTGATAATCTATCTCATACCCCGCTTCGTTTGGTCGACCCGTAAATGTATTCTCTTGCCCGCATATATCACAAAAGCATTTGATTTGGTCGCCCCCCTTCTTCTTGTTCTTTGCCTGAATAATTGGCGCAAAAATATCACCATCAGGGCAATGACGCTCCAGGTTCTCGGCATAATCCAAAATCAGGCAATCTTCCTTGCCGTCAAATAATCTCAATCCACGGCCAATCATTTGCTGTAACAGGCCAACGCTTTCCGTTGTCCGCAGCAAGGCCACAACGTCAACATGGGGCGCGTCAAAGCCGGTGGTTAGCTTGGCAACATTTACAAGATATTTTATCTCCTGCCGCTTAAATGCGCCGATAATAGCTTGGCACTCTTGCTTGTCTGTATCAACGGATGTCACCACACCAGACAATGACGGTGGCAGAGATGCCATAACTTCGTGGGCATGCTTAATCGTTGCAGCAAAGATAATCACTCCTTTTCGATCCCTGCTTTTCTCAACTACATCCATGACTATTGCAGCGGTTTTCCGCCCATGACCATGATAAGCGCGATCGATGTCGTCCTGTCTGAACTTACCAGCGTTGTTCAAGGTCATGCCCAACGTCTGATAATTTTCCGCTCCGATTGAACCAATTACCGGCTGCGTCAAATACCCCATATCAATCAATGTACGTGCGCGTATCTGGTAAACACACTTTTTGAAAAATGGGTTAGGCAAACATTGGTCTGATGGCACAGCTTTATTATCTGGTGCTATCTCATAGATAAAACCCTCATTCATCCGGTATGGGGTAGCAGACAGTCCTATCACGCGCAGATTGGAGTTGCTGGCACGGATTGCGTCAACGATTGATAGAACAGTTGGTGTCAGGCCGTGCGCTTCATCAAGAATGATTGCTGCCAATTCGTTTTGAAATCGGCTTATCCTGTTTTTCACTGTTCCAGGTGTGCCAAAAACAACGGGATGCTTTGTGCATTTCTTCCCCACACTGGCTGAAAACATCGAGGCATAATTACCTGTTGCCAGATATTTCCTGAAATTCTGCTCCACAAGAATGCCCGAAGGGGCAAGGTTCAATATCCTCTTACCGCTTCTCTGGTGTATGAGCTTTGATATTTCGGCAATGATATGCGACTTGCCCGCACCTGTCGCCGCCTCAAGTATACAAGGCTCTGTCGATGCCTTGACGTGGCTCATTACGGCGGCCACTGCCTCTTGTTGATATGGCCGCAGGGTCATGTAAACCGCCAGCTTATTGTGGGTTTACCTTGGTATGGCGTCAGGTCAGCATCCGGCAACAGTTCCTTAATGGCCTTGGCGTAGGAAATCGCCCCTTTGCTCTCAACCTGTGTTAATCGCCGCCCGGCAATAATAGCGTTTCCGCCCTTGGCCAGTGCTATAAAGTCCTCTAACAGCGCCTTCTTGCGCTCGGTCAACAGGTCAATCTGGTCGCGCAGTTCGTCCCATTCTGTTACCATCTTTTGCGCGGTGGGTGTGTCAATTACCCTACGCTTTTCTTCAAGGTGTTCATCAGGGTTGAGCAACGCTGCTTGATATTCGCTGTAGAAGTTACATGCAGCCCGCCATATCAACGCTATCATTTCTTCATCACGTTCAACACGCTCAAGCCGTGAACCATTAGGCGACCATTGGTAAAAATCACACCATTTCCGATCCGACATATACAGGTTCCATTGAACCTGTGCCATGTAGTGCCTCAGGCTGTCATCATGGATTGACGTAAATTTTGGTTCTTTGTCCTTTCGTTTAGCAAAAGGGCATTTAATTTCAAGAATGCCATCTGGATCAATCATCCCGTCTGGTGATGCCCCGAATTCGTTTGTGTGGAAGAACACCGTTTCCCGCACTTTATTACAGGTTTCTATCTCATACGTATGTCGCGCCAGTGGCTCGTGCTTCTGTCCATATTCGGTGGCGATATTGCCGGTAAATTCCGGCTCTGCGCCAAAGTGTTGCCGCACCATCTCGCGCAACACATCGTCGCGGCTCATGTATGGCGACCATCCCATAATTGAACCAATGCGGCTTGCCGTCACCCGCCCAACGCGCAAGGCTTTCCATTCGTCTGATCCCTGGATCATTCGTTTATCCTCAAAACTTGATTTCAACGTGGCGGATTTCGCCGTTTAGGATGGCGTCAGCAATGTTTTCGGCAATGTAGCCATGCTCTAAAATTTTATCTATGTCCGCCGTAACCTCAGCAAGCACCCGCTCCCTGTGTGCTTTGTCGGCTTGGCGCAACGCTTCGGCTGCGGCTTCATCGGCAGCTTTTTTCTCAGCGGCAATTCGTTCAGCTTCAACCTTTTTGCGCTCCGCCTCAATCGCTGCTTCTGCGTCTGCCTTTGCCTTTTCAATAGCGGCCTGTGCCTCCCGTGCTGCTTCTTCTGCTTGGCGTTTAACCTCGGCGGCTTCACGCGCAACGCGGTCAAGTTCAGCTTTTGCTGCGGCTTCGGCAGCTTCTTTAGCCTTCAGCGCCGCAGCCTCGGCGATCTTGCGTTCACGCTCAACCCGCTCACGTTCAGCGTTTTGCCGCTCTAATTCTTCCAAACGCGCTTTATCCGCAATCGCTTGTTCACGATCAATTTTCTGCGCAGTCAATAATGCGATTGCGCCATCTTTCATGGTCTGCATTTTTGACGCAAACTCCATGAAATCCAGAGATGCGCCAATAGCTTCAATCCTGTCAATCCGCGCTTGATATTCTGCTGGCTCCATTGGGCCAGAAAGCTGTGCTAATGAGCGGATTTCTTCAATAGCGTTTTCACGTTCTTTTACGCGCGCTTTTTCACGGTTTTCGTATTCCGTTACCGGCTGGCGGATTTTGTCCCTCAAATTATCAAGAAATTCAGTTGCTCTTTTTCTTTCAGCATTAACCTTATTGGTTTTTTGCCGCCATTCTTCTGTAAGGTCTTTCCCGGCCTTATCAATCAGCGTTTTTGATTGACTGACTTTATAGGCCAGTGAAACAATCTCATCCCTGCCTTTTTTGGTTGTCGGATCGATCAATATAGAAAGGCTGTCGGCCTCTATCCTGCCAAGAACCGTATCAAGTCCGCCATCAATAAAAAGGTGTTCAGCCGTTATCGGCAGCGATGCCCCTGAGGCTGTGATGATAGCTATCTCTTGTGTCATTTTATGCCTCCCAAATTTTTTGCAAAGAAAGGGGACGGTGTTATATTACCGCCCCTGTGTACTTATATCAGAACGGTATCCCGTCCCCGTCATCATCTTCCTGCGTCACCTCAACAGCAGCGGGGCGTGGAGCTTGCTGCACGGGTGCCGATGTCCGGGCTGCTGATGGCGTGCCAGCGGCGGATTCTGCAAGGCTTCCTTTAACGCCTGTACCGTTTAAGAAATTGCGTTGTATGCCGTTGTTATCTTTGTAAACGCCGACTAAAATAACCAGCTTCTTCTGTGCGTGGGAGGCCACCATAGCTGACGTCAACGGCTTTCCGCTCTTTAGCGCATTGGCGACCCTCGATCCCAATGCGGCATCAACAGCAAAAAACTTTTTCCGCGAATTGGAAACGCGCTGTTCCCATTTCTCTTGCTTTTCTTCGGAGCTTGGCCGCATAGCTGGCGATGAATCAAGCGGCAGCGTTGCTTTAACCACAATACCCTTGTACTGTTCAGGCTTAACAGCGGCGAAGCTGTATTTCACAGTTTTTGTGGCGTCATCATATTCCGCGCCCGTTACGAGCGCCTCAACAAAAGTCTTGTCCGGGATGAAATCCGGCTGTGCGGGGGCTTGGACGTATCCCTCAAGATAGTCATCGGCATTATAATCAGAAAGAAGGCTGTCAAGAAAATCATTCATTGTCTGAATCCTTTACGTCTGTTGTAGTTACCTGATTCGCGACACGCAATTCAGGGATATATTGAGCAAGGGGGTTGATACCCTTCTCATATTCCAGGGGTTCGTCAATGCCAAACCTGTTCTTTGCCTGGCTAAAGACGTTAGAATAGCAAACTACCTCACGGCTGTTTGCATCCTTTTTGACTTTACGATCCTTGCCCTGCCTGTCTTTTTCTGTAATTGTAAAAGAGGCCAGGCGAACAAACGCAACAATATCCACATCATCAGTGTAATGTGGTGCGCACTTTTCATTCATGCGCAATGTGTACCTGTTGTAAGGTTCTTCATCAGGCGGACGGATTGTTTCTATAAAGGCATGGGAAATGAAAATAACATTCATTCCCCTTTTTGTGCGCAAATGCTCGCAAGCTTTGCGTACCTTGTTGTGCAACCCCGCTACAGCCTGATAACCGTTGCCATAACCTCCAACCGCATTGCCGATCGTTTGCAACACGCGCTCCCGGTCAAGAACACGTGAGCCCTTTTGGCCGCTTTCAAATTTCTTTGAATCAGTTTCCAAAATGTATTCGACAAAAATACGCTCAAGTGCGCTAATGCTGTCAATGATAACGGTCTTGAAGTCATGCGGCTCCGAATAAAGCCAGCGTAACTGACCCATAAGAACCTCTACTGCTTCCACGGGATCACCAGGCAAAGCTTGGAATGCTTTATAGTCAATCCCTTGCGCTTCAAGTGATCGTAACCCTTCCTCGGCTTGTATAAAAATCGGGTTAGGTGATAGCGCCGCAAGGCTGGTTTTTCCCGTGCCCATATCTCCAACGATGGTCATGACAACGGGTTTTTCAACCGGCTTTCCCGGCGTGTAATAGTCTATGGTCATTGGTTATTATCCTATGTTTGCTTAATCACAACACCACAGTTACACAGTGATAAATTACTGTCAACGGTAATTTTTTGCTTTGACCTGTTTTTTTTATCTGCTATCTTAACAGCACGTAAAAATCAATAATCAGGCAGATTTAAGCATGAGTGAATACAAAGATGAAATGTTAAGAATTGTCGGTATCCTCAACACAAGGGGATACAGAATAATTGATGTTATGTCGGCTACGGGGCTGTCATATGGCGCATTACAAAGATTGAGGAATTACCATGTCTTAAAGGAAAAAGGGTACTCACCTGAAATGCGCACCATTGAGCTGCTTTCCGAATATTTTAATAAAAAACTGGAAGGGTAACAATGCAACAAGTCTGGTGGGAAGAGGGGTATTGCGTTTTCGGGCTGTACGCGATCAAAAACGGGCGCTGCGCTTGTGATAATCCCGATTGCACGATGGCTGGCAAGCACCCTTGGGCGTATGGCTGGCAGCATGGTCAAGTTTGGTCGGATGAACAATACGAAAACATGGTTGAGGCTGGCGCATTCCAGACGGGTTATGGCCTCTTGGTCAAAGGATTGCTTGTTATTGATGTTGACCATAGAAACGGTGGTGTTGCCTCCTATGATAAACTGGTTGAGGATTATCCAGAGATAACAGGCTGCGGGCTTATTGTAGCAACGGGGTCTGGCAACGGCTCCCGACATCTCTATTTCACGATGCCAGAAAGTGCTTACGTTCAACACCTTCCAAAATATCCCGGTATTGATTTCAAAACCACCGGCTATGTTGTCGGCCCCGGATCACTGCACAAGAGCGGCAATCACTACACAATTCTATCCGGTTCCGTACAGGACATAGATACCGCGCCCGCAGACTTGGTTGCAGCCTTGACGAAACCCGAAGTAACGCGTGTTGTGCATAATGGTCATGCTGTCGATGTCAATGACGACCAGCTTGTTGAAATGCTGTCATTTATTGATCCGGATTGCGGGTATGACACATGGATTAAGGTCGGTATGTCTCTGCACCATGTTACAAGTGGTGCTGGTCTTGATATGTGGGATAAATGGTCAAAGAACGGCAAAAAATACCCCGGTCACGCCACACTGTCCAGCCACTGGCAATCTTTCGGAAAGTCAAGCAATCCGGCCATGTATGGCACGCTGCACCATATCGCCACAAGCTACGGATGGTCGGCGGCTGTTGAGTTTATAATCCCGGAGGGGCTGTTCACCGAGGACGCTTTTGACGTCCGCCAAATAGATTTGCTGCGCCCACCTGGTTTCACGGGCGAAATATGCCACTGGATCAACAGCCAATGTCGCCGTCCTCGTGAATCTTTGGCCGTTGCTGCGTCCCTTGTGACGATAGGCAATATCATCGGCCTGCACCATGTTGACGCTGTGGATGATGTGACAAGCAACCTGTTTGCTTTTTGCGTTGCCGGTGCCCGGACAGGAAAAGAGGCCATTCAGCAGGCAATGGCAAAGCTGCACAAGGCCGCCGGTATCCATCCGGCGGTGCATGGCTCTATCAAGTCTGAACAGGAAATTTTACGCAATCTCACGCGCCACCAGGCGGCCTATTATATCATCGATGAAATCGGGATATTTTTACAAAAAATTAAAAATGCCCAAGCGCGCGGCGGGGCGGCATATCTTGAAGGGGTTATCGGTGCATTGATGGCCGCCTATTCCAAGGCCAATGGCACGATGCTGTTGACCGGCGATATGAAAGAAGAAATCCGCACCGCCTTGATGAAAGAACATAAGCATCTGGTTCGCCAGCTTGACGATACGCCAGCCAGTGACCATCCGCGCTTTCAGAAAATCATCGGCCGCATAGAGCGCCAGATTGAAGAATTGAACGATGGCCTTGTGAATCCATTTTTGAGCATGATCGGGTTCACTACCCCGGTCACATTTGATGATATTGTTGATTTCCAGGCTGCAACCAACGGGTTTATTGGCAGGGCGTTGATTTTCAACGAACGCGAAACCGTACCACGCACGGTGCAGGGTTTTAATCCGCCACAGCTGGATGAGCATATGGCCTTGCGCCTTCAGATGCTGGCGCTGGGGGGCACTATGACCACTGCCAAACGCGACAGGATCGAGCGTGACGCATCCATCCCGGCTTTTGTCGTGGACACCACAGCCGAAGCAGAAACGATGTTGCGGGATTGCGTCACGCACTTCGAGGACATGGCGCTGGATTACAAGGCGAAGAACGGCCTTGAGGCGTTGGCGCTGGGTGCGTATGAGCTTGTCGCCAAGGTGTCGTTTATTCTGGCCGCCCCTGATGGGGTGCGGACGATTGAACATGTCCGGTGGGCTTTTTCGCTGGTTAAAAACGACATCGACCAGAAGGCGCGTCTTGTATCCAGTAATGACCACAGCGAGGACGACCCCGACAAGGCACTGGCCTTGAAGATCATATCCATTATAGACAGTGAGCATGGCGAGGGCGAGGGTGTCATTGTGAGCCGATGCAAGAAGCGTGGGAAAAACAGCGTTGGCGGGGATCGTGACAAGGTGCTGTCTGTTCTTGAGCATATGGTTAAAAAGGGTATTGTCACAAGGGTTGTGAACGATTACAATGACGGTTCTGGCAGGGCTGTGCGTAAAACAACGTACCACCTTATCAGGGCATGTTACATGACACCTTGAATCTGTTTCAGTATCTGGCGGAAAAAAAGCTTTCCGTTCGGCTCTGCTGAAAGAGGCACCAATCAGGTTAAAATCCTGTTTGTGTGTATTGGCCTTGGAAAGCACGTCAATGCCACGGCCAGCCCATATTGAGGCCGTTGTCAATATGGGGAACATCAGCCGTCATGCCCCTCGCATGGCGGTTTTTGTTTGTCAGAAAGTGCGTGTGAATCTGAAATACGCCGAACACATATTGCAAGTTACCTTTTCCAAGGAAGCGGCTTCCCTGCTTTAACCCACGCGGTAATCAGGCCAATGACACCCGCCAGCACAACAATCGCCCCTATGGCAATCTGCACCTTATCACCAGAGGATAATGCGCCCTGCTGCGTCTGCAAGGTGTCGATAATCTTGCTTGCCGGTTCTGCTAATGTAACAACACCCACAGCCGCACCTGTAGCCGGTGCCGACACTGCACCTTGTGGCAATGGCGCTGTAGGGGCGACATAATTACTGGCAACAAATGCACCAGTCACTTGCCCTGTTGTCCATAAATCCATCTCGGCACGGCGGCGATTTACAAGCCCTTTATTTACCTTGCCCTTAATTTTATTCCATCGAGGAAATTCGGCAAGCGCCCCGTCAAGATCACAGTCTTTGATTTTCCTGCACATGGTTGACCGCGCAAATGCGCCACCGCCGACATTAAACACAAACGATACCAAAGCGTCATACTGGTTCTGAGTTAGTCGCTGGATTACATAATCTGGCAGGGCTTTATAAATTGGGGTAATTGCCTTATTTTTAACGTCAGCGATAAGAAAAGACTCTGCCATTTCTTGCGTGGTTTTCATACCGGCCTTAACATCCACCCCAGTATGCCCATAACCAATCGTCCAGACGCCGCCCTGATCCTGATAGGCATCAAGACGCAAACCTTCCCATTGCTTGATTTTTTCCAACCCGTTTTCGCTTAACTGTCTCACCACCTTACCTGCCCCAAACATCTTGCTGGTATTCCGTGGCAATAAATTGCAGTGCTGCGGAATGTGATGGTGTGGTTTTGCCGCCATGCTTGATATAGAACGATCCATCTTTATTCACAATGAGGACAGTAATGCTTTCCGTCTGTCTTTCGGTGTTTTCTATATATTCAACCGCTTCGGCCAAACTGTCATAGATGTCTGGCAGAAGCTGCTCTTGTGGCGTTGGGAGAAGGTATAAATTAGTTCCCCCATCTTTCAGGCGCACATTTTTAATGGTTGGAATTGATGTTTTCATGGGGATTCCTCTCAATGAAAAAGTCGGGCCAATACTGCACCGGCAATCCCGCCAAGAATGCCAATAAGCCATTTTGCAACGCTTTCTACACCTTGCCTCTTGGCTTCTGCCATTCTCATATCATTGATGCTGATTGTCAAGCTATCAAGCTTTGCCTCAAGCGCAATCACCTGAACAGTCAGTCCGTCAATCTTTTGGCTCATGCGCCCCAAATCAATGTCATCAATTCCAACCATATCAACACCTATTGTACGACAACAAACAAAAACGACCAACCTTAGGCGACGCGTCTGTACACTTCTTTCCAGTAAATAGTGCCGCCTTCATTCATAAGCCGCAGCCCAAGCAGTCGTTGTTGGGATAAGGGCAAGACTGTCTGTGATAATATTGGTCATTTGGTGTTCTTTACTTTTTGGTTTGGTTGTATTTTTTCATAAGCGCGTCAATGTCACGCATGTTTTCGGATTGAGAGCGTGTCACATTCCCAACGGCCACTGGTGCTGCGCGTTGCAGCGCAGGAATTGCGCTTTCAACAATTCCTGGTGCATTGCTGCTTAGGTATCTTTGCACGGGGGCGCTGTTGTAAATGCGTCCCGTTACGTTAGCTACAGCAGGGATGCCAGCGCCTACTGCCAAAGCTGTTGGGTTTGCCATAGCCGCAATCGTTGCAGGGATCGTTACGCCTGGATTTCTCAAAAGCGCATCTAAAGATGGAACAGATGGTTCTTTAGATTGATAAGTCCCCTCATACATTCTGGCAATATCTGCAAGGTTTCCTTCCATATGGCCAGTTTTGAATGCTTCACGGTTGCGTTGTGCAATAGCATTCCTTAGCAAGTTTGGCTTAACATTACCGCCCTCAACCACATTGCCCTTCGTCAATGTTTTGTATGCGCTATATTGATCTCGAAGAACATCCCATGCTTTTTGATCCTCAACGGACAGACCTGCTTTTGCAGCGTCATCAAGCGCAGCTTGCAATGTTTGAAGGTCACGACCTATTTTTGAATGACCTGCCTTAAATGCGTCATTTGCAGCATCTCCAAGCTGCGAACGGATGATCTGATAGTTCTCACCGTCAATACTGCCTTTGGCCCAAAACTCACCTAATTCGTCAATGACCTTTTGGGTTTTTTCGTTTGATAATGACTTTAGCCCTTTATCATTCTTTTCGACCTTATTAAGGACTTTAGCAAAACTATCATCATTAAATTCAATGGATGATTTTTCAGCAAGGCGTGCAAATTCATTTGAAAAACGGTTCTTTGCACGATCAAAGACATCTTCCGTTATTTTTGTTGCATCTTCACCCATAGCTGCGGCGGCAGCCTTGTTAATTGATTCCGCTTTTGCGCCACGAACTTTTGCCATTTGGCCTGATGAGCCAGGAGTGTTTGACAAAACTGATTCTAATATTTGCAGATCACGCCGACCTGTTTTTTCCCCCGGAGATAACGCAATCCCTGCCCGTTCGGCTGCTGCGGCTCCTTCCGGCTGAACACGATTAAAGCGCAATGATGACGCCATTTTTCCAATACCACCGAGCCCCCCGCCAATAGTACCGCCCAAAGTGACGTTTTTAAGAACATTTTCCCAATAGCTCTCTGTGTCTGGATCAACACGCTGTGATAAGGCACCGATAGCGCCTTGTTCAACACCTTTTGCTATCGCAGGAATGTACTTCCCAGCCAGCTTTGACCCAACCCCCAATGGGGCGGACGCAGGAACAGCAGCCATTTGACCACCGAACCGACCCACATCCGCCGTTGTGCTGTCACCGTAATATTTCTTGTACAGCTCATCTAAGGCTTTTTGCGTACTGGTTATGTTTTTAATACGATCTTGCGCATATTCCCCAAGGCCGATGTTTCCACCAATCGAACCTGGTGGTGATATTGCCTTTATGCCTTCTGCGGCCAAGCGGCCAACCGCAAGCCCTGCATCGGCAACACCCGTTGCAAATCCTGCAGCAAGTCTTCCACCGGGGTTAGGTAAGGATTCGTTAATATACTGCCGCTGCGGCGTAGCTTCCGGCGCTTTTTGATTTTCCGGCTCTATATCAGATGGCACAACAAAATCAAAAAATGAGGGATCAACATCATCCTCACCTAATTCTACTTGTTCGGGTGCGCTTTGTGGAGATGCCGTTACAGTAAAATCAAAGAATGACGGATCAATTTCATCACTTTGTTCACCTCCTGCAACGCTATCTTGCCCCGCACTTCCGGACATATCGCCGATTACGCGCTGGACATATTCTTGCGTTTCCTTAAATGGAGGGATGCCGCCGTATTTGTCCACATTCCCCGGCCCTGCGTTGTATGCGGCCAAAGCAAGGCGCGGATCACCATACCGCTTCATCTGTTGCGCCAAATACCTTGTGCCGCCTTCGATGTTTTGCACAGGATCGTATGGATCAACACCAAGGTCTTTTGCTGTTTCAGGCATAAGCTGCATCAGGCCAATAGCCCCTGCCGGTGACACAGCATCCGCCCGCCCGCCGCTTTCACGGTTCATGACAGCCGTCACCATATCAGGTGAAACGCCGTATTGCTGCGCCATCTGGTTTATGATGTCGTTGTAGTTCATTGCCCGACCTCATCAACAGGCACGCCAAGCTCTCTCATTTTATCAAAGAGCGGGGCAAAGGCGCTCTGGCTTGCTATCTCATCTTTCAGATCATAGAAGTTAATCATCCTGCCGCTGCGTGGGTCTTTTTTCCTTGCGTCAAGGCTCCCATATTTAGCTATCCAGTCAGATGCCTTGCTCTTAATAAGGTTGGTTTTTTGAGCTTGTAATTTGCTCATTTCGACAAGCATCTGGTTCCCTGCGTATGATGTCTCAATGCCAGGGGGCAACATCATGTACAGTCGCAAATCCATCTGCGACATATTTGGGTCTTTTTGGAAGTTTTCACGCTGTCTGAAAGCCAATTCCTTTGACTTTTTATCAGCCACCTCCAAGTCAGACCATTCTTTTCCAAGGGGGATGCCAAGCACGGGGTCAGTTACGGCTGCCAAGGCTTTCGCGGCTCCCAGCTTTATACTTGCGCCCGATCCAGGCGCTGCCAAACCGGTTGGTTGTGTAAGCCCCAATATTTGTTCACCGGCTTTTGCTTGCGATGTATGCGACGCCAGTTTCGTATCAAGGTCTTCAAGAAACTTGGCTTGTCGTTCAGACTCCTTTTTTGCATCCTCTGCCATTCTTGTTTGCTTGGCTACAGTTTCAACCGTTGGTTTTGCGTAACTATAGCCACTTCCTTGACCAATTTGCGCACGTGGCTGTTGCGGTTCTCGGTTTCCACCTATGCCGCCACCAGGGTTTGGCATGCCTAATACTTCACCAATAGGGAGAAGAACAGCATTTCCTTTTTCGTCATAAACTTCTTGTGGCTTGTTGTAAGCGTCTTGCCGCCCCGCATAGAAGTTCGCAGCCTGTATTGCCACGGGATTGTTTGTTGCAACCCCTATTTGTGCAAGTCTTGCAGGATCAGCGTTTATATACGCATCTTGCAGCATTTGCCTTGTTTGCATGTCCTTTTCGATCTTGTAACGATCCTGCAAAGACTGCAATCCCATCTCTGCACCTTCCAAGCCAATCTGATTGCCTTTTATGGCCAAATCCATAGCCTTGTTCCGGTTTTCTTTTTGCATTGCAGCATTGGCGGCCAATGCTTCTGCGGCATTTCCTAAAGTTTCTCCAAAAGTCCCGCTTCTGGTTGGTGAAGCAAAAGCAGCAGCCAACCGGAACCATTTTTCAGATTGATCCGGGTTATTTAATTGCTCTTGCGCTTGTGCAAGCTGGCTTTGCGTGTCGGTAATGTATTTTTGACGCAAAGCATCAATATCAGCATATCGTTGCAGTAACTGATCTTGTAACCCAGGCTGTTCTTGCGCGTCAACGTAACCACCATCAGCATACCCACGAGCCAGGATCGCATCGGCCAAGGTTTTTTCTTGCGGTTTTAATTGGCTGTAGGCGGTATGAAATGCGCCAGTGCCGAATCCAGCAGGCATAAGCTCACGTAACCTTGGTATGGCTCCAACAAGGGATTTATTTAACTCGGTGTTTTTGCCATATGAAAACCCTGCGGGGTCACTTTCATATTGAATCGGCACTGTATCAGGGGCTTTGTACGGTGTTACTTGCGGGGCTTGTAGTGTATTACCCCAATATTGCCCACCCGCTAATGCGGGCATCGCCCTACCCTCAAACTGGCCGTAATTCAAATAGTGCTGGCGTGCGAAACCTTCCGGTGAAAGTGCGCTCCCGCTTGATTGGTATGCAGCGCCCACATCAGGGTTGGTTTGTAAATAATTCATATCAGGCTGGCGCGTCTGAAATTGCGCTTGCTGATATTGCGGCGTAATATTTAACCGCCCTTGATAATCGGCACGATATTTATCATATGCGGCTTTCTCTGCCGTATTGGCTGGATCGCCTGAATATTGCCCCATTGTGGGACTATTTAGGCCATATTGCTGCATAAGTCTGTTTAGTTCATAGCCCATTTTCAGCCCCCTGAAAGCCCTTTATACGCAAAATATCCAGACGCTAACTGGCTCAATGGTGAAGGTGCGTAACCAGCTGCGCCGCCCGATTGCGTGCTTGTGCTTGTTTGTGTTGTTGGAACAGATGGTTGGATGCCACGAATTTGATTATTCAACCAATCCAGACGCTGGAATGGATAATTTTGTTCTTCCATAAATTGGCCATACGCCGCATCGAGCTGCCTTTGAAGTTGTTGCTGTTGCGCAGCGCCTGCTCCTTCAAGTGCCGCTGTGTCGGATGCCCTCAATCCTTGTCCGGTGCGTGCAAGGTCTGCAAGCCCTGAAGCGCCCAATATTTGCCGCTCGTAATCCCCCGCCAAAGCCTGTTGATACCTGTTCGCCGCGTCAAGTCCAAGAGCCTGCTGATTATACCCAATTCCAGACTGTGTATTGCCAAGCGATGTGAGGTTCTGCATTTGTTGCGCTGTTAAATTTCCAGCGGTTTGGCCAAGGTTGCCGTACTGCGCTCCTGCTGTCTGAATCCGCCCAAGATCACTGCCCGCAATATTACCAGCAATTTGACCAAGTTGCGCTTGTCGGGCAAGATCAGCCTGCGAAGCGCCTAAAGCTTGCCCGTATCCCTGTTGTAGCGCCTGCGCTTGCTGGCCAAGGATAGCTTCTTGGGTATCCCTAAGAGCGCGGGAGCCAAACTCACCCATACGAGAAGAACCAAACTGACCGGCACGAATAAAGGCATCGGACACCTCTGGAAGAAGGCTTTCAGATAAATTACGCGCCCCAAGTTGGGCTATGCGATCCGTAACTTGAGTATTATACGGATTCATGTATTGGTTAATGCCTTGAACAGAGCTTTGCCCCGATTGTTGCAAGTAGGGGTTGGCCGCTGCCAATGCCCGTTCTGATATTGATTGCTGTGTGGCTTGTCCGGCCTGCTGCAACCACGGCTGTGCGGCATTAACGGCATTGTACCCAGCCGCCTGTGTTAGCGCATCCTGCCCCCTGTTCAGTGCATTTTGTGCAAGATCAGGACGTAAATACTGATTCTGCGCGTCACGCAACACATTTGCCGTGGTGCCTCCTGATGCTGTGCCATATTGCGCAACAGCCTTGTCGTAAGCTGGTTGCCACGCCCCAACATTTTGCTGAACCCGCCGATATGCGTCTTGTTGCAATGGCGATAACTCTGCAACACGCGGCATGTCGTATGATTGAAATGGAATAGCAGCAGCGTTTTGCGCAAGTTGTTGCTGATTATAAATCGCATCCTGAAACCATTTGGGCGTTTCAGATGATGACTGCGCATATGATGTGGCGGTTAATGGTTTGCCTGAGAAAAGACCGGCCATATTATGCGTCCTCCAGGTATTTTTCTGGTGCCTTGGCGTTCGGGCTTATCTTTCCTTTTGCCAATTTTTTACCTTTGTGCTTACGAATGTTTTCACGCATCCTGTCAAGACGGCGTGCGCCTTCTTCTGAAGAACCATCGCCAATCATGGCAACTGCTTCTGCATCGAATACATATTCCCCATGAGATAGTTTTGCTGGAACTGTGTCCGCTCGCCCAGAGCCACCACCACGAACCAAAGAGGCAATCCCACCCTTCGCCATTCTGGTAACTGGCTGGTTATATGCCCCTGAAGAAATTTTGTTCCAGTTCTGTGTTATGTATGTTTGCAGCGGCATCATACTCTGACGTGCTTCTTGTTGTAGCCGTTGCCAGTCCCATGCCATGTTTGGCCTGTTAAAATACGCCTGCTGGTCTGGTGACAGTGACGCTACTGCCTGCTCAGGATCGTCCCCACCTGACAAGGCAGATACACCCGCCAAGGCCAGAGGGGCATACTTTACAAGGCTGCCAAGGGTGCTGGTTTCAGCATTTGCGGGTTGTGTATCTGTAACCGGAACAATCTGCCCAGTGTCCGGGTTGCGCCAGTTTGATTCAGACCCGCCAATGGTATTCCCGGACGCATCGTTGGGAATCACATCGTTATACTGACTTTGCCCCAATGGCGACAAGCTGCTTGTTTCCACCGCGCCTTTGCCATACATGGCCTTGTCTTGTCCGGCTTTATACTGATCCGCTGCGGCTTGTCCGGGCGATAAGATTGCAGACGAAAGCCCGGCCAGCCCACCACTAATGGCTGATGTTTTCAGGTCATTTCCAACCGCCAGTGAATTCCCGAACCCTTTTGCAGCTTGTGCGAAAGCATTCCCTAAACCAGCTTGGCCACCAAGAGAACCAGCAGCCCCGCCTAACGCACCCATAGCGGCACCTTTAAGCGGATTCTCACCAGTTAAGGCACCAAGTGCGCCGCCCACAAGGCCCGAACCAAGCATGGCCTGCCCCGTTTCACCAAGGCCAAGGCCTAACGCATTGTTGGCGGCCCCACCTACTGCCGATCCAAGGCCACCCCCAAGGCCGCCCAAGGCCGCACCTTTGAGTACATTTCCACCGGTAAGGCCAGCGGAAGCCCCACCAATAACAGCACCGCCTAATGCGCTTGCCGCTGTACCTGTAGCGCCCAGTGCCGTTCCAATTGCGGTGCCTAAACCCGGCGCAACAAGGCTTAAAACAATAGGCGCAACGGCCCCAAGGATTTTTCCGAATTTTGACTTGTACTCAACAATCCCTGTGTTTGGATTGATCGTACCCGATCCGCCCATAGCTTCAAGCATGGCGGCTTCACGCGGGTTAATATGCGCAAGCATGGTGTCGCCGCCACGGCCTGCCGCCTTTACCTGCTGAACAGCCCGTGCAAGTCCGCCTTTTGAAAACCCTTGTCGGCCAAGCCTGTCTTGCAATTCGTAGAAAACAGCCAGAAGAGATACCAAAAAAACTTGATCGAATTGTTCTGGAACAAGCGATGGATCAATCAAGCCATCGTTGATTGCTGCCTGCCGAACAGGTTGATATTTGTCTGGATTTTGTAAAACAAATTCAAGAAGCCTGATTGCTTCGTTCAGGTCATCTGGCATCATTGCGATGCTAGAAACCTGCTGCTCAATTTGAGCCATAGCCTGCTGAAAGCGCGGATCAGAATTTGCTATTTGAAGTATTTGTTCTTTGATCGACACTGCACCACCTATGACAATGATAATCTTCGACTGTCATGCCGAAAATGCTAATATCAACCCCATTATCTGCTGCATGCCTCATGGTGCCTTCGTATTGAAAACCCATGCCTGTAGCAAATTTAAGGGCTGGTTCATTATCTCTGCGAATTAGTGCAGTGACCCTTCTACAATTTAACACGTTAAAGCAGAAAAAGAAAGTGTCTTGCCATAATTTTTTTACGCGCCTTGGTTTCATCCAAAAGGACGGAAGGCTATAAATGTGAACATCAACATTTACCCCACCAGCATTGGCCAAGACAACGCCGCACTCATATTCCCCTGATGTGTCTGTACTGTAAAAGCATTTGAATGCAGCAGGGGCATTCTTCGCCCCACCTATCCCACGGCGCACCCAGTTTTCTGCCTGCGCTTCCTTATCAATCATGAGAGTGATAACACAAAAGCATCTGCCCAAACACGCCAGTTGTTAAAATGCGTGGGGTCTGGTATTGGCTGTGGAAGCGTGGTTACGCCAAGAAATTGGCACCCCCACTGTCTCCATTCTTTTTCGTCCATCAATCGCCCAACTGCCAGGAACGGATCAAGATCAAGACAAATTCTGTCCGCCCATTGCATCAACGTCATCCCGGAAGGGCTTGTCACATTTATTGTCATACAACATTTGACCCTGAACCTATTGACCCAAGACTGCGCTTGTCGCCTGTTTTTAAGTGCGCAATGATCTTACCAGATTGATAATTCCCGCCAACAGAATTTGATGTAAATCGTATGCGCATTTCGCGTCTTTGTTCGCGCAATGTTACAATCTGCTCATACGTTTCTGTCGCCGTTTCAGGAATAAAATATTCCTGGCTTGATATGGTGGGGCTTTTAGCATTTGTCCGCCCAATGATTTTTAGGGATATAGGGCCAGATTGAATAAAATCAGGCTCAACCTTGCTTATCATGATCCCCGCATCAATTCCCTGCGCAAGTGTGGATATATCGGCTGTTTCAAAATACGACAAAACAGGCGCGATAGTACTGCCGTCTATTTCGTCAACGCCGCTTTCGTGCAACCATACATTGTAACCACCATCATCAACAACACCCGTTAGAATTGGTGCAGCATACGCATTGCAGAACGTGCCTGCTGAACGGCCACTATTGGGCAAAATGGTGTCGTACCATGTGTTTTCCCGCACATTATAAATAACGGCATGAGTGCATTCTGTTGCATCACCACGGGGATAACACCACCATATTTCACCAAAGCGCGGGTTTTTGAACGCAAACACCTTGGTGCGCTGCGCTTTATTTAACCCATCAAAGAACCAATTCAGGTTCATCGTATTAGGTACTTCTTGCATAACGCCATTGAACATCAGGAAGCGATCAACACCAGCCCAATAAAACACACCATCGTAGTCAACCACGCTTTCCGCGTTCATGATTGAACTGCCTGTGGATACAACGTCAAAGTTAAAGACAGTTGAGCCGCCGCTAAAAGTTGCGCGGATAATGGCATCATACGCCCAAAATATTCCGGCTGGTGCTGTTCCTGAACCTGCGCGTAATGGCAATCCCTTGATGATTTTCTGGCCCCACACACGCGCTTGACCTGATCCAGCGCTCGTTAAATCGCTTGGGTTACTGGCAACAGACCAGCCAATGAGGCCATCAGCGCCATAATAAAACAGATACGGATGTAGTACCACAATACCACCAGCCGCATTCATACCAACCGGCAACGACACAGATGTTAAAGCAGAAGTGCCAAGCGCATTACCAATGTAAATATTCCCACCTGTGGAATTAACCACGCTGCTCCCGTTAGGTGCCACATGGGAAATAATCGAAAAGGTTGTGCCGGTTGCGTCGTACTGGTAATCAAACATCCATCTGTTGTTGGTGTTTGAAACATACCCTGCCGGTGTCCTGTCTGTCAGCGTGCTGCTGTTGAAAGCAGAATCAAAGTATGATCTGAACAATCCGGAGGCGCTACCATAATGCTGGTACACAAACTCATTGGATGGAAATTCCGTAATGCCCCGGCATATTTCGGACATCTTCTCGACAGAGGCTCTATACCCACCCATCTTGCGCGGCAATCCACGTTGAAACCGGCACCATTGCCCATCAGCGTAGTTACCCGCATCAAACAATGTGCCATCGCGCTTGATGCCTGGCTGTGAGCGTATGACAATCGTTTGTTCTGGCATATCAGAATGTCCCACCGTCAATGATACCAGACGGGGCAATCCCAAGCACAGACCATGCCGCTGCTGTTGTCACAGAGTTAAACAGGCTAATACCAGTAGAGCCGCCGCCTAAATTGATAAGTGCCCCCCATGCTGTTGTGGCACCTGTGCCCCCATTGGCAATATTGATTGGCACGGCAACGGATGATGTGTCTGCTGAAACAACGTTTGTGCCATCGCAATACAAAATAGCTCTGGCCCCTTGCGTCACAGTCACGCCCGTTCCTGCGGCAGTTTTTACCGTAAGTGTGTACGATCCCGTGGTTTGATTATCAACCCAATATTGCTGAACCGTGTTTGGTACAATGATGTTCCGGTTTCCGGTAAGAACACCAGTGAATTTGTACGAAACACGGTTCAGCTCTGTTCCCGATAATGTGTAGTTGCCTGTCCCGCCGACAGCGATCACAACATAATCAAAAGAAAATTCTGCGCTTCTTCCATAGCCAATTGAGAAAAAATTTGTCCCATCAGTAGCGATAGCTGAAGATTCACCCGGCTGGTATGATTTGGTTGCGATGCCATCAATCGTTGCTGTGCCGCCCGGTGTTACTGTCACCGCGCCAGAACCGCTGTTTCTGAAATTCACGAACCAATTATTACCAACCACGGTGGGGTCGGGCAAAGTAAGTGTACCTGAAGAACCATTCCAGTTAAAAAACTTTGCTCTATCTGTGGTTGATGCTGTGTAATTTGATGAAAATGACGTTGTCGGGATGCTTTGAGAAAGCACAGTCCCCACCGCCACAATACCCGTCCCTGCCAAGGACGAGGCAATGATATTTGAAACGCCAGTGCCGTATTGCAGGGCTTTCCACGTCCCGGCTGTTGTGGAATTGTCTGTTAAGTAAATCTGCCATTGCGTGCCGCTTGTAACGGTTGCAATCTGAACACCATCCGACCGTTTTATTGTGATGGTGAACGATCCAGTGTTGTTGAATAAAACTGTCTCGCCAGTCCCCGCCTTAGTGGCGTCTGGCATAATAATCGCATAGGCCGCTGATGATGTTACATCAATAATCTTTGTAACCGGCGTTTCGCCTGTGTTGGTTTCGTCCGGCCATGTCAGGGTTTTGTCAGCAGTCAGGGACAATGCAGAATAACTGATCTCGCTTGGATAGATGTTGGCTCCACCAAAAACATCTGTGTATGTGGTCATATTTTATGCCCCTTGTCTTTGTGCGGCACGGTCAATAACCTTGCCTTGATCCTGTGCCACAAGTGCCTGTGATGCCCTGTCATAAAGGCCCATCCATGTTTGGATGCGCTCATCGTTTTTCAAAAATGGCGTGGCTTCTAACAATGCCCCGTAGAGCAATAAATCAGGCATATCAACCGTCATAATGTTGGTTTGGTTGCTGTCCGACAGGCTTTCCGGTATCTCATAATAAAGCACCTCAATAGTGTATGCAATATCAGGCGTTGGCCCAAGAAGCCAGTGACCATAATCGTAATCTGCATACAAAATTGGCTGGCCCGTTATGCTCTCTGGATACGTTTTGCGAATGTATTCGTATGATCGCGTGTTAATATTATCTCCATCAATCATCATGCTGATGGTATCGCGCCACCGGTCAGGCTTGAGATACGCTGCAACACCCGGCGTCGTCACAAACGTCACAGGCCTGATAAACTGCTGAGCCTTGATTTCACGCGCAATGCGTTGCTCCGCAAGGTTAATTAGACGGGGAATCTGTTCATAAACAAACGGATCACTGGTTTCCGTGAACCCCGCCTCAAGGTAACGGCGCATATCCTGTTGCAGACTGGTAAATGTCATTCCTGTCATGATGATATTAACACTCC